GTAATGAAATATCAGATGATAAAGTAACTTTAAGAAGTATGGAGAAAGAGTATGGTATTACATTTAATTCCATTAAGAATACATTAGATAGAATTATTAAAAAGATTAAGAAACACGTAGAAAAAAACAATATAGAATTATGCGATTACTAGAACTAGTATGTTTAATGTGGGTTATTATAACTATGTTAACATCAATATTACATTATTTCAATATACATAAATTAGATAAGTACTTGTGTTTCAAGTGTATAACCTTTTGGAGTATATTGATATTTACACAGGATATTTACACTGCTTCTGTATGTGCATTTATAATGTATTTATTTGACAAGTATGATAAAAAAGAAATAGAACTATGATAGAAGAAGAGGACAAATTAATATTAAAAACTATATTAGCTTATAAGAATGTTAATAAAAAAGAAGTATTTGTAATGCAGCAATTTATGGTTAAATACATAGATCCTAAAGTTAAAATATGTAGTCATTGTTCTAGTCAGATTAGATTTGCTTTTAAAAGAGTTAAAAAATGGGTAGAAGCCCACAAAAATGAAATAGAATTATAATGGAAGATACAAAAAAGATTACTAATAAAAGACACATTAAATTTGTAGACTTATATTTACAAAAAGGTTATTCAGCTACTACTGCTTATATGGAAATATATCCTAAAGCTAGTTATTCTAGTGCAAGAGCTATGTCAAGTAGACTATTAACAAATGTTAACATCAAGGCTTTAATCGAAGATGTATTAAGAGAATCAAGTGAGATGTTAGGGATTACACTTCAGACTCAATTAGAGCAATTAGAATACCTTAAATCTATGTTAATACAAGAGGGTAAGTATAAAGACGCTGTGGCACCCTTAGAAGTACAGAATAAAATGCTTGGATTATCAGCACCAGATAAAATTGATATTACAACAGATGGAGAGTCATTTAATATAAAATATGTAGTTCCATCAGCACCTGTTTTTACTATGTCTGAAGAGACTGAAGAGAAGAAAGCTATAGAAGATAAAGAAACGGAAGAAGATTTAATTAGTAATATGACTAAAGCTAAGAAACAACAATATTTAAGAGCTAAGGCTTTAGAAGAAAAAAAAGATAAATAATAATGGCAACGTTTTCACCAACCTTAAAACAACATCAATTCTTTCAAACCTTTGGAGATGAAACTGTATTAGAAATATTATATGGTGGAGCTGCTGGAGGTGGGAAGTCTTATGTGTTATGGAGTATGATGATAATAAAATGTCTTGAATATCCAGGAATAACAGTTGGATTAGCTAGGAATACATTAGCAGATATTAAGAAGAATACGATTGCCTCTTTTTATGAGGTTTCTATTAATTTAGGATTAGTCCATACTTCTTATAATTATAATAGTCAAGAAGGTAAGATTACATTTAAGAATGGAAGTGTAATACAGTTTTTTGAATTAAGATATATGCCTTCTGATCCGAATTACGATAGATTTGGAGGAGCCTTATTAACATTTGGTTGTATTGAAGAAGCAGCAGGAGTACCAGAAAAAGGTAAATCTATATTCCAATCAAGATTAGGTAGATGGATGAATGATGAGTATAACATTATGCCTCAATTGTTTATGACTTGTAATCCAGGTATGAATTTCTTGTATTCAGAATTTTATAGACCTTGGCAGAAGGGAGAATTAGCGAGACATAGAACTTATATTCCAGCATTGTTGTCAGATAATATTTATCAGTCTAAGCATTATAAGAGGAATCTTGAATTGACGTTATCAGAACAGGATAAATCTAGGTTATTAGAAGGCCAATGGGATTTCGATTCAGATAAAGCAAGGTTAATTAAGTATGATACAGTTCTTGATATTTATAATCTGAGTAAATACAAATCTAGTGGAGATTATTATATTTCTGCTGATATTGCTTTTACTGGAGATAAGTGTATAATATTATTATGGCAAGGATTGGAGATATTTAAGATTTATAATTATAAAGGAGATGAACCAGAAGAGGAGATTATTAGAATCAGAGATGAATATAATGTTGATCCAAGAAAGATTGTATATGATTCAGATGGAGTTGGTAAATATTTAAAAGGTAAATTACGAATGGCATATGATTTTATAAATAATGGAGTACCAATTAATAAGGAGAATTATTCTAACATAAAGTCTCAAGTGTATTTTAAGTTAGCAGAATTAATTAATATGGGATTGGTTAAATCTAGAGATACTTATTTAAAGGAAGAATTAATACAAGAGGTTTATGAAATAAAGTCAGTTCCAATGGAAACTGTAGAAGGTAAGATGTCTATTATTAAAAAGAAAGAGGTTGTTAAGAATATAGGTAGATCTCCAGATATTTCAGATGCGATGGCATATAGAATGGTATTTGAATTAAAGAAGAAAGTAGGTAGATCATTCTTCATAGGTTAATATAAGTCGACCTTCGCTTTGAGCTGCGGTTCGATTACTATACACACAACAACAATAAATACAATAATACAATATAAATAATACAATATATTATATACTATTAGCGTTAACTCTGTGCACCTTTTCTAATAATTTATTAGTATTATGTTAGAGAATTGGAAACAAAAGATATAAAAATATATTTATTAAAAATAAAAGGGAAATAATATGTTAAATTTGAAAGTAGAATTAGATGAAGGGATCCAGGAGTATTTTATTCCTAATGGATGGGATGAAGTATCTATAATTAAGTATAAAAAACTTATGGCTTTACAAAGTGGAGACGTTAATAATTTACAATTGTATATTAATATAATTAGTGTATTATCAGGAATGGATAAGGATTCAGTTGAACAGATATCTGCGACTGATTTTGAGGATATTGTAGAGTCTTTAAAATTTACACAGACTATGATAGAAACTCCTTTGGAAGAGAAGGAATATCTTTTAGTAGAAGGAGATAAGTATTATTTAAAGAAGGATTTTAGTCAATTGACATTAGGAGAACAGGCATCTATAGAGATTATATTAAAGAAGTATGATGGTAAGTTAGAAAATGCTATATCTGAGTTATTGTGTATATTCCTTAGAAAGAAAAGAGATAATGGTAAATTAGAGAAGTTTAAGAATTCTTTTATGGGTAGATCTGAAATGTTTAATGATGTTATGATTGCTGATGTACATAATATATTTATTTTTTTTTTAACTGGAAGAAACTAATATTAAGACAGTTCGAAGGATTATTTGGTAAACCTAAGAATTTAAATACTGTTGAGGTAAAAGATAAGTTTTCAGATTTGAATGGAAGAACTAATATAGATGATCAATATTCTTGGCATATTATGGTTCATAAAATATTAACAGAACTTAATACAACAGAAGGTAAGGTATATAAAATGAATTATATTTCTTGTTTGAACTGGTTATCTTATTTCAAACAGAGAGATGAAGTTTCAAAGAATAAACAAATAGAAACAAATAAAAAATAAAATATTAAATAATGGTAACACCACAAGTAATAACAATGAATCAGATTATTAAGATGTTTAAGGACTTCTCAGATTCTCATTTATTGTTGAATGATTTCGGTTTCGGACCTACATCAGATATAGGACAGAGTGTTCAAATGAAGTATCCTTATTTATGGACAACTACAAGAGCTTCTTCTGTTATTTCAATAGCTAATAAGACTGCAATACCTACACATAGTTTTACATTTTTATTAGTTGATCAGATTAATATTCAAGAAAATTACACAGATGTTAACGGATTGGATTCAGATAATCAACAAGAAGTAGTTTCAGATACATTACAAACAATACAAGATTTTATTACATATTTAGGAACATTGGGACAGTATGGTGTAAAATTAATAGAACAAGATATTTCATTAGACATAGTCGAAGATGAAACTACTGATAAAGTAACAGGATGGGTATTCGATATAGATTTAAAGATTACACACGTTAATTGTAGTTATCCTACAGACGGAATAGCTCCAATTATACCTACATCTTGTCCAGTTGCTATAGTTGAAAATAGTGATGGTACATATTTCGTTAGTGTAGGATCAGGAGGTCAATTAATATTACCAGATATCACACACACACAAACAGATGGTAGTCCAACTACATTACCAGCACAAACTCCTTTAGTATGTACTCCAGGAGGAACAAGTGGCGATGGTTTTGTAACTTCAAGTAATGGTAGATACAATCAGTCTGTTCCACCTGAAACTACTGTTACTTTACCTGACATTACTCATACAGATAGTGATGGTTCTACCACTACACTATCAGCACAAACAGCATTTCGAGCTACACAATGTATAACTTTAGTAGATGGGATTCTTACAATAAATGATGAAGATGGAGATACACTACATACGGTTATTGTTCCAAATAATGCAGATATCACACAAGAAATTGCAGATTCAAATATTACCAATTCAAATGGAACTTTTAACGATAGTGTAAATGCTGAGGGTTCAAAAATATTACCAGATATTACTCATACAGATTCAGATGGTTCAAGTACAGTATTACCTGCTCAAACTGGAATGGTATGTACAACTGTTTCTGCTCCACTTGATGTTTACTATGATAGACCAAGTATTATTAACTCTACATCTTTTGTAACCTATGATGAGGGTTGGTTATATGCTAATAATTATGATCCAGATTATACATTACCAAGTGGTACTATATATCAAAGGATTGATAGTTCTGTTAATGCAGATTATTTATGTTACAATAATTCATTTGGACATAAATTTAGATTTACTGGAT